TGAATAGAAATCATCGGGCAGAGGATGTCCGATAGGAGGTAGAGATGAAAGAAACATATTATTTTGCCTATGGCAGTAACATGAACTTAGACCAGATGGCGTACCGCTGTCCGGCAGCTTCCGTAGTGGAGAATGTCAAGCTGGATGGATACCGCCTGACCTTTTGTGGCAGGGGGAAAGGAAGCGGTGTTGCCACCATTTTGCCGGAATGGGGCAATATAATTAGTACAAAATAATTTACAAAAAATCTACCTCTTTTATTGTGCAATCATCATTAAGGTGTATCTGTTTTATTATGGACCGCCAAAATGCCCTACGATTCTCAAGTGATAAAGAATCATACATTTCTTTAAAGTCTGTCCGCAGAAGCTTTTCTAGCTCAGAATAATTGCGTTTCGGTTCTTCAAGTGAAGGATCAGAGGCAGCGAAAGCGAGTTCCTCTTCTAATCGCTGGTATTCTTCATCGTAATAATCGAAAGATATTCTTCCCTTTTGGAATAGCAAATTAAGTCTTTCCATCTCCTTACTCAGCTGTGCAGGATTTTTTGCTTTGCGAACTTTCTTTTTCTCCTCATTAATTTTATTGCTTCTTATTTTATATTTTTCATATTCACTAGATAAGTTCTCGAGCAAATATTGTTCGATAAGGTTCTGACTTACGCGGTGTCTGTTCGGACAAAGATGGTCGGCTAAAGCTTTGTTGCAGCGGTAATAGCAGTAGGTACGCTTTTTACCGGTTTTGCGGTTTGAAATTGATGAGCATCCGGTTCCGACCAATTTCTGACCGCACGAAGGGCAGCGCATTAGACTTGTAAATAGATATACTCGACCTGATGGTGCCCGCTTTACATTACGGACGGAGATTTCTTGGATTTCATTCCATTCTTTTTCTGTAAGATACGCAGGACAGTAGGGATATCCTCGATATGTACCCTTATAAAATTCGCTAGAAAGCATAGTTTTAAGCATACCATAAGAAAAATAGATTCCATAAGTGCGCTGCATGTATTTCAGCGCATCTTGTTTTCCCTGATGTTTTTTATAATGCCGAAAGAAGTCTATTACCATGCGTTCCGTTTCGGGATCTTTAATCATACATTTTTTTCCGTCAACTACACCAGATTTATAGCCGAATGGCATATTTGCTTCGCCGAAAATCAGACGTCCATTCTTGATAGATGCTTCGTTTACAAATTTAATACGTTCAGAGGTTGTGTCAACTTCATTTTGCCCAAACGATAGTACGACATTCAATTGCAGCCTGCCATCACGCGTCTCCATGTTGATTCCGGGTTCAGATGCAGAGATCCACCGCACACCATAATCGTCAAGAACGTCCTGCACTTTATAGAAGTCTGCTAAACTACGAAACCAACGGTCGAGTCTCCAGAAGAGAATCACATCAATTTTCTCTTGCTTTACATCCTCTATCAGAGCATGGATAGCTTTTCGTTTCTTAAGTTCCTTTCGTGCGGTTTTTCCCTCGTCTGCATATACTCCAACGACAGACATGTTATGTTCTTTGGCATAGTGCTCTAAATATTCTTTTTGCGCTTGTAGGGATTTTCCATGTACACTCTGCTCGAAGGTAGATACACGGATATAGATAGCACATCTCAAAATTTTTTCAGGCATTTTATATCACTCCTTCGTTAATTATATTAAAAATAAGTATAAAAATAACAGCTATCGAATATATGTTCCGATTGCGATAGCTGTCCGAAGATGATACAATATAGTTGTCAATCATGTCGTACATCTTCGGATGTATGTTAAGCCGTCCGGTATTACCAGTACCGGGCGGTTTTTCTATTTATAAGTATCTTTTTACAACTTCTATTAACTGATTTTTGTATTTGTATAAGTCATTTACGGAATCAATATAAAATCTTTCGAACTTTTTATTCTCATCAGGTATAAGAATTTGTTTGTTCTTTTTGTCAAGATTGATTCTGCAAATAGGTTTTCTATTATTGTCTTGGAAAAGAATGCCGAAATAACTTTCAGTATCTCTATGCACGATGTTTTCGACAGATGTCGCTTCTATTAACATTCCACGAATAATATAAAAAGCTTCTAATTCTTCTTCAGTAGTGACAATTTTTGATTCTGTTTTAGGTGCTTCAGCAGGAATGTCAGTAGGGGTAATATCATCCTCTGCTTCTTTAGAAAGGGCAGATGATATTTTTTGATTTACAATATCATTAATGAATGAAGTAAATGCTTTCTTGACAAGTGGCTGATATTTTTCAATAACCTTTTGCGTTCTTTGTCCATCGTACACATAAGAAAGAATGTGCTTAACAAATTCTTCTGAGGGATTCTCCAATTCTTTTGACAGATATTCTTTTATTAGTCCAGAATATTTTAATTCTTCAGCAGTACTGAAAATTTTCTCTTTATCGAAGTTATCTTTGCAAAACTTTTTCAATTCATTTACAGATTGTTCTTTCGGATTCAGCATATCGATCTCAAGAAATGGGACTAAATCCATCTTATTGGATTCCTCAAGGTCTGTATAAAAGCGATAAATTATTCCGTTGGTTAAGATACCGAATTTTGCGGATGTAGTTCCAAAATATCTAAAAAGTTGCGATGAATGTTTGTCTAATTGTTCCGAGCAGCTCTTGCATTCAATTAAGATGTTCGGTTCCCCGTTTTCGAGAATGGCATAGTCGACTTTTTCACCTTTCTTAATGCCTACATCGGCGGTGTATTCTGGGCAAAATTCTAATGAATTAAATACATCATACCCCATATACTGAAATAATGGCACTACGAGCGACATTTTAGTGGCTTCTTCGGTAGAAATAGTATCTTTTAATTTAGCCACTCGTTCTGAAAATTGTTTGATTGTTTCATAAAATTCCATTTTTGTTCCCTCTCTTTTCTTTGGATTTATTGAAAACGCCACATTTATATAAACGCCGAAGCGGTTATATTTTATTTGCTATTAATAAGTTTTATTTCCTCGTCAGTTGGGGTGCGGTTAGCTTTTTTAATCATGCGGAGCATGCGAGCACGTTCGTCCATGCCGAAATGAATAGCTTGTTTACAAATATCGACAGATGATTCATATTTGCCCTGGCGTTCATACAGCATTGCCAACCTTTTGAATGCAGGAGCGTTTTGTGGTGAAACCTCATCATATTTGATATCTATAGCGCGCATTTTTTCAAAGTAATTTATAGCATCAATACATTCTTTTTCAATTTTATGTGCAAGAATACCAGTGTACTCTTTTGAGTTATATAGGGTAGACCAATTTTTTTCGATTTTTTCCAAAAGAGCGTAGTATTTGCTAGATATCGGCTTTAGTTCTTTCTGGTACTCTATGAAAATTTCTGTACTGCTTTTCGGAAAAATCCAATTATTTTTTATTTTTAATGACTGCCATTGTTCATCGGTTCCGCCTATGCTCATATAATTGAGCCAATTATCATATTCTGATTTGGAAAAGTCTGGTTGGAATGAAAATGCATTTTTAGCAAATAGTTTAGATAGTAATCCCATTAAATCCCCTCCAATTTATTAGATTTTTATAAACATATTTGTGTTTATGTGAATTCCATAACTCCTAGATAAGGAATGAAGTAAATAATATAATTATCTACCATGGCATAATCGCCATATTTCCCAGTATAGCAGTCAATAGCCTCTTGAAGATATTCTTCTGTCACGTGCAAATGTTCTGCAACCTCATATCTATTTTGACATCCAGCATTAAAAGCAGATATAATGCCACGTAATCCAATTAGCCGGTTATATCCATGTAATCGCCCTTTTTGCTCTTGCTTTAAATTTTCAATATCTTGAAGGTTGACTATATTGCCAACAGCAGTATGGTAATGTCCAATTTCTTCTGCCAAAACACAAGCCTTTTCTACTGATGTTTCTAATCTATCGGATATTGCAATTCTATTTTTATATATCAAGCCATCGCTACTGGATAGAGCTTTTTCACGGACAACAAGTCCGCTATTATTTGCCTCTTCCAAAAGTTCTTCGTAAATCGTCATTGTGTTACTCCCATTCAGAGTCATCCATCATGATGTCTTTATCATGTTTTCTCATTTCATCGGTTACCTTAATATCAGTACGCTCGTGAGCTGCCATTATTTCTAGATGGTCATTGGATTCTATAAAGTTTGGATTTCCAAGTAATATCTCAGAATAGTCCAAAAGATTTTTCTTTCCATTATTATTTAATCTTTGCATGTTTTCCAAAAGCTTATATTCTAATTTATTTTTTCGAAGGGTGCTTTTATCGCAAACTTTTTTGAACTCTTCTACATTGTTATCAAATGACATAGTGCTAGGAGCAATTGCGTCATTGAATTCATAGTCATTACGTTCCATAGGTACGTCAAAACCCATTAACCATGATTCGCTTACATTTAATGCTTTGCCTAAAACGAATAATTTTTCTTGATTAGGTTCATTTTTTCCAGAGCAGTATTGACTTATATCAGACTTGTTCATTTTGATTCCATATTTTTCGCAGTATGGAATGGTTGATTTTAAGATATCAACCTGCCTAAGTCCCTTTGATTCCATGATCTTTCTTAATCTAGTAGCAGTGCTTTCTTTCTTCATTCTATTATGCCGCCTTTCTAGTTATAAATATAGCACATACTTAACAAAAGTTCAATATGAAAAACAATAAAGTTCAAAAAATTTAACTTTTGTATTGACAAGGAGAAAAGAGGATGATAAGATACAAGTAGTTCAAAAGTTTGAACAAAAAGGGCGAAAGGAGGATAACATGGCGTTTAATTATGACAAATTAAAAGGTAGGATAATCGAGAAGTTTGGAACGCAGTACAGATTTGCGAAGGCTATGGGATGGTCGGAAAGAACACTGTGTTTGAAGTTGAATAGTGAGAGACCTTGGAAGCAAACTGATATTTGCAAAGCGGTAGAACTTCTAAAACTTACTCAGGAAGACATACCTAAATATTTTTTTAAAGAAAAAGTTCAAAATATTGAACTTTAGGAAGGGGATCAAATGAACAACTTAACAATAATCGAAAATGAACTTGTCCCAGTATACGAGACAAGCACGGGAGAAAAAGCAGTATACGGTTCAGAGCTGCATGAAGTTCTGGGAGTGAAAAGTAATTATAGAGAGTGGATCAAGAGAAGAGCTTTGGATATTGACGCGGAAGAAGATGTGGATTTTACCACCGTCGAAATTCCGACAGTGTCAGGTGGAGCTCCAAAGAAAGACCATATCATCAAGCTTGATACCGCTAAAGAAATGGCAATGCTTGAGAGAAATGAAAAGGGCAAGGAAGTACGCAGATATTTCATTCGGGTAGAAAAGAAATACAAAGCGGCATCTCTTGCCACACAAGAGCTATCACCGCAATTACAGGTCATGATTAACTTGGAAATTGAACAGAAGCGTCAGGCGGAGAAGATTGAGCATGTGGAAGAACGGATTGAAAGCATTCGGGAAGTTGTGGCAATCGACACGACATCATGGAGAGATGATACCGGAAGAATTTTAAGGAAAATCGGGATTGAGTGCGGAGACAGCAAGTCTTATCAAGATGTAAGGGCAGAGTCCTATCAGTTGTTGGAAAAGCGCATGGGAGTGAATGTAAAACAGAGACTTACTAATAAGCGTAGAAGAATGGCAGATGAGGGAGTTTGTAAATCCAAAAGAGATAAATTGAATTATCTTGACGTGATTGCGGATGATAAGAAGCTGATCGAGGGGTATACGGCTATCGTGAAAGAACTGGCTATCAAATATGGGGTGGCGTAATGCAGGGGACAGAAGATAAGGAAGGAGGATTGAAAGATGGATGAAAAGAAACCATTAAATATAAAGTTTCGTGATATGCAATGGGTAGTGCTTAACGCAGAAAAAGAAGCAGAAAAATCCAAAAGACTTGCGAATTTTTCTCTCGGATTTTCTGTATTCACATTGGTGTTTATTATGTTTGTGGAATTAGTAATTAAAAAGTGATTTTAAAAAGCTGATAATTTCTGAATAATTTACAACAAATTCAATGAAAAGTGCTATAGCGGAAATGATTACAGCAAACCATCCCTTAATATCAGCCTTTTTAGAGGTTTTAACAGCGATATCAGATTGAGTTTTTGCAGAATCAGCAATTTTTTCTATTGCTTTCACATGTCGTTTCAAAGGTTTAGCTATAGTCGTTTTTAGATCATCAATTTTTTCGGAGATAATTTCATCCGAAAAGACATCATCTTCTGGAATTTCATAGTTTTGGCGGCTGCGTAAAAAATCATTGTGTTCTTTGTTAATTTGTTCAATTTTATCAAAAACAGACATAACAATTCTCCTTTCTTTTGCGTTCAGGCATGGCAGTGCCTTGTAAGTAAATTATAGGAGATACATAGACAAATGGCAATAAAGATGCATAAGAACGCGAAACAAGGACAAACAGCGGAGCATATCTTTAAGAGAGGTGATGAGAAATGAAGCCGGATATGGAAAAAATCATAGCGGTATTGATCTCCTTAATAGAGGAGCAGGAACATGTAGAAATTGATTACACACTTGAAAAGATTACAGAGGAGAAAACCGCTTAGGCGGTAGAAAGGAGGTGGACAAGCATGATTTTTGGGAAATTATTAAACAAAGAAGGAGAAGTAGAGCAGTATGAGAAGAGAGAAACACTTGCAAATGTCATTCCGTTTAGACCAAAAAGAGGGTTGGAAGATTTGCAGCTGATTGACATCTCACGACCAATAAAAAAGAGCGCACGGTATGTAAACCGATAAGCGCCCTTGCACATAATAATCATCTTATATGATAAGCGATAATAGGAGGAAAATCAAGATGAAAAAATGGGAATTTAATGATGATATACCGGCAGAGGAGGCAGCGGCGATGGTCCGGGCGGTGGAGCGCTACGCAAATGAAGTAGATACTCCGGATTTTAAAGTAATATTCGCAATCTTAGGGATAGAGAAAGTGGAGGCTATTGAAGGCGATGGTAGAGCTTAGAACCTTTCCTGGCCACGAGGAATGGCTTGCCAATCGAAGAAACGGTATTGGCGGATCAGAAATATCTGCGGTAATCGGAGAGAATCCTTATATGTCGAATGTGGAGTTATGGGAACTAAAAACCGGAAGAAGACAAGCTGTTGATATTTCGCAAAAGCCTTATGTTTTGTATGGCACAAAGGCAGAAGAACCGCTCCGAGAACTGTTTAAACTGGACTTTCCAAATTATAAGGTTTGCTATAAGGAAAATAACAGCTTTTACAACGACAAATACCCGTGGGCGCAGGCTTCCGTGGACGGATGGTTATATGACGACAAGGGACGGCTTGGAATATGGGAATGTAAGACCACAAATATCTTGAATGCTAGCACGAGGGAGAAGTGGAGAAACCAGATTCCACAGAATTATTACTGTCAGTGTTTGTTTTATATGGCGGTTTTGGAAGCTGATTTCTGTGAATTGAAAGCGCAGCTAAAAAGTGAGTATGACGGAGATATATTCTTACAGACAAAGCATTATCACTTTGAGCGATCAGAGGTAGAAGAGGACATCCGGTATCTGATGGCTGAGGGTGAGAAGTTTTGGGAGTATGTTACAAAAGACCAGTGTCCACCGGCGAAGTTGCCGGAAATATAAAGGAGGAAAAGAAATGGAATTAAGAATTTTAAGTCCTATGGAAGACGGATTTGTAAAGAAAATTGAATGGAACAACGAGGAGTTGAAAGAAGCAATCTCGGCAAAGGTGCAGGATTATAAAGGACTCCAGTACACAGAGGAGACCATTAAAGAGGCGAAGAAGGATAAGGCAACCTTGAACAAGCTTAGAGATGCGATTGAAACAGAGAGAAAGCGTATTAAGAAGCAGTGTATGGCTCCTTATGAACTGTTCGAAAAGCAGGTCAAAGAAGTGTTGGCGATTATCGATGAGCCGATTCAGTTGATTGATTCGCAGATCAAGGAAGTGGAAGAACAGCGCAGACTTGAGAAAAAACAGAAGGTGCTTGAAATTTATGAGGAAAATATCGGCAATCTGAAAGGAATCCTTCCTTTTGCAAAAGTATTTAAAAATGAGTATCTGAATGTAAGTAAGTCATTAAAGAACATTACAGAAGAAATCACAGCTCTGATTAGTAAGGTGAATCAGGATATGGATGTAATCGAAGAGCTGGATACAAAGTACGAGTTGCAGGTTAAGGACATGTACGTCAAGACACTGGATTTGTCGATGGCACTTCGCGAAAATGCAAGACTGGAGGAAGTGGAACGTAAGCTTGCGGAAAGAAGAGCACAGCAGGAAAGAGAGCGTGCAGAGGCTGAAAAAAGAGCTGCTGAGGAAGCACAGAAGAGAGCGGAGGTACAACAGCAGGTCGCAGAAAGCATTCCGGAGGAATCTGACAAAAGAGAGATTGTAGAAGAAGCTCAGAAGGAAACTGCTCCGGATCCACAGACGGTTACACTTGAATTTAGAGTAACAGCTACACCGGAGCAGCTTCAAAAGCTGAAAGAATTTTTAAAGGCAAACAATATTGTGTATGGACCAGTAAGAAAATAGGAGGATTAGAAAATGGTAGGACAAAACAGCTTAGTAAACAGAAATCAAAAAGGCGGATTAACCGCATATCTGACGCAGGATGCAGTGAAAAATCAGATTAACAAGGTAGTTGGCGGGAAAAATGGGACAAGATTTGTTTCCAGTATTGTATCCGCAGTGCAGACAACTCCGGCACTTCAGGAGTGTACAAACCCAAGTATTCTCTCAGCTGCATTATTAGGAGAGGCGTTGAACCTTTCTCCTTCCCCGCAATTAGGACAGTTTTACATGGTGCCTTTCAAGAATAAAAAGAAAGGTGTCACAGAAGCACAGTTTCAGCTTGGATACAAAGGGTACATACAGCTTGCAATCCGGTCCGGGTATTACAAGAAGTTAAATGTCATTGCAATCAAAGAGGGAGAACTGATCCGCTACAACCCTTTAGAGGAAGAAATTGAAGTCAGTCTGATTGAGGATGATATTGAAAGGGAAGAAACCCCAACAGCAGGCTATTATGCCATGTTTGAGTATGAGAACGGATTTAAGAAGTCAATGTACTGGAGCAAGAAGAAAATGCTTGCTCATGCTGATAAGTATTCCTCAGCGTTTTCTGCGAAGTCGTTGGAACTTTTAGAAGCTGGCAAGATTCCTGATTCCGAAAAGTGGAAATATTCCTCTTTCTGGTACAAGGACTTTGACGGCATGGCGATGAAAACTATGCTGCGCCAGCTGATAAGTAAGTGGGGAATCATGAGTATTGACCTTCAGACGGCAATTGACAAGGATATGGCAATTATCCGGGAAGATGGAACTGCTGATTATGTAGATCACCAGCAGGAGACAGCGGAGGAAGATAGAAACATCGTTGCAGAGCAGGAGATGAAAGAAGTCATTTCTCCGGAACAAAAGGAAACTGAAAAGGAACTTACCAGTGTGGAAAGTGACTTTTTCAATTAAATATAAAAAATAGGAGGTAACACGAAATGAAACACATCAACTTAGAAACATTTGCAAATGGAGCATTTGCAGAGCAGGTCAACCGGGCAATGGAGGAAGTTGCTCAAAACATTCAGAATCCAAACACGGATGCCAAGAAAGCAAGGAAAATCACAATTACCCTTACAGTAAAACCGAATGATCAGCGCGATTTCTCCACAGTGGGAATCGAAGCAAAAACAACACTTGCACCTACACTCGGCGTTGTGACTGCAATGACAATCGGCAAAGACATTAAAACCGGAGAGGTGCAGGCAGTGGAAATTGGGAATCAAATCCCTGGGCAAATGAAGTTTGGAGGTACTGAAGAAGTGCAAGAGCCGGCTTCTTTGAAAAAAGTTGTAGATCCATCTACCGGAGAAGTATATGAGATTCCGCAAGAGCAGATGGTGCAGGATAATGTGATTGATCTTAGAAATGCAAGAGAAGCGTAAAAGAAGGGAGAATGTAAGATGTTAAAGCAAGCAATGGAATTTATCACAGAATTAAAAGAGGATGCAATGAAGCCGATCGTGCAAGAAATCAACGGGAAGGTGTACTGTAATAAAAAGTTGGTACGGTATGACGAGGAGCCTCTGGCTGAGGAGATTCATTCTTCTACATTGACTGCATTGGTAGATTATATCTGGAACAGAGCGGACGAGCTGCGAGAAGCTATGATCGTACATATTCAGAATCCAACAAGAGTACGACTGTATTCCGGTCTGACAAATGAGCGGAAGAGAGAATATCTGTTTTGTGCAGATGCAATTATTCCGGAATTTCGCTTTGATAACTGGTACGATCAGGAACGATTTGTCATTGAACTTCAGGCAGATTTTGAAGCGACTGAGGACCTTGCAACAATCTTAAAAGTAGCAGGGAACGTAGAAGCGAAAGCAACGACAAATTATGGCGATGATGGTGTTACGCAGAAAACTACAATTAAGCAGGGAATCGCCACAAGAGCAGATGTGATTGTTCCGAACCCGGTTACTTTAAGACCTTATCGGACATTTTTAGAAGCAGAGCAGCCAGCCAGTGCATTTGTCTTTCGTATTTCCGACAGAAACGGAGAGCCTTCTTTTAAGCTGATCGAGGCAGAAGGTGGACTTTGGAAGAATGTAGCAATGCAGAATATTAAGAAATATCTTGAGCAGAAATTAAAGGACCTGCCAAATAGAAAACAGATCACAATCATCGCTTAATGATAGCAGCCTCCGAAACAATATATCACATATATGACACTTGGAAATACTAGATTCATGCTCCTGCCGGTTACGTCTGTCCGGCGGGAGGGAAAGGGGAAGAAATGGCCGTAAACAGTAAGCAAAAAGGCGCCCGCTTTGAAAGGCAGCTTGCCAGTTTATTTAGAGACTATGGCTATACAGAAGCGCGTAGAACAGCGCAATACTGCGGGAATACCGGCGATGCATCGGATGTCGTGGGACTTCCCGGAATCCATGTCGAAGCAAAGCACCAGGAACGGATGCAGCTTTACGACTGGATGGATCAGGCAAAGCGAGATGCAAAGGCTGGAGGAGCAGGATTACTGCCAGCAGTATTTAGTAAAAAGAATAATCACAGCATACTGGTCACAATGGAACTTGATGACTGGATGAAGATATATAGGGAGTATCAGTCGGGAATGGAACTAAAGGAGCGTGTAGAAGATGGCAAATAAGAGGATGTTTAATATTAAAATCGTTGATTCTGACGCTTTTTTGGATATGCCTTTATCTACGCAGTGCCTATATTTCCATCTTAACATGAGAGCAGATGACGATGGATTTATCGGAAATCCTAAGAAGATTATGCGCATGGTAGGATGCAGTGAAGATGATCTGAAACTGCTGATTGCAAAGCGGTTTGTCCTTACTTTCGAAAATGGCGTAATCGTCATAAAGCACTGGAAAATGCATAACTGCATCCAAACTGATAGGTATACACCCACAGTATATATTGACGAAAAGAACATGCTTTTTATTAAGCAAAATAAGTCTTATACACTGGATGAAGAGAAGAAATATATTCCAGTTTCCAAAACGGAAACAAAGCGGAATCAGAATGGAAACAAAATGGAAACAAATCGTATACAGTCTGTTTACACAGATATAGATATAGATAAAGATATAGATTTAGATAAAAGTATATATATAGGGGCGTTCGCCAGCGAAAAAGTGAAAGATGCTTTTTCTTTGTATATTTTATGCAGAGAGAAGAATGGAGATAAACTTGACCATAATCAAATCAAACTATTGGCAGATGGATTGAAGGAATTATCTACGGATCCAGAAGAGCAGCTGTCAATCATTCAGAAGGCAACCGTGAGTAACTGGAAGAGTTTTTATCCGGTAACGAAGAAGCCGGAGAAGAAAGCGACTAGGAAAAGCAGTAAGAAAAATGCATTTAATAACTTTGAAGGACGGTCTTATGACAGCGAAGAAATCGATGCAATCGAGGGGAGGTTGTTAAGCAAATGAGATTAGACAAATCCTCTAAGAATGGCAGTATGTCATATTTTATTCATAATCGTTCGAAGAAGAAAAGAAAGAAGAAGGTGAGAGGCAAATGATATTTATGACAACAAACCGTACTGTTGTCCTTAGAGATGAGGACGGCAGTCGACAGCGGTGTAGATGTGGATGTGAGAGGTTTAAGAGAGTCACCAACGCAGGCAGAAGGTATAAGTGTGCGAGGTGTGGGAGGGTGTATTTTGTTAGGGAGAAGAAATAGAAACTTGCCAGAGGATCAGACATGGTCAGAAGAGCCGTGCAGTTCCTTCTGGGAAGAGGTAGAGCGTAGGATGGGAAAGAATAGAAGAAGTAAAGATAAGAGGTGCAAGCATGGGAAAATGCAAGTTAACAAGCGTATACGGAAGTGAACGGTGTTGCATAGAGTGTACGGAACATGAAATTTGCAATATGCAGTGCGCAGACGTGGATAAGTACGAGTATTGTGTGGAGTGTCCGGAGTATGAGGAGGGGAAATAAATGGACGAGAAGAAAGTTAGAGAAGCAATATATTGCATGAAATCATTTGCGGACGATGCAGTGTGTGAAGAGTGCGATAACTATGATAGATGTGACCATACAATGGTTGCCAATAATGCCAGAACTGCAATCGAAGCACTGGAAAAGCAGCTACCGAAGAAAGTAGATGTTTGGGATAATGGAACACAACATTGCCCAGTTTGTGACAAAGACCTAACTTATACAGGGCTTCATTTATGTCCAGAGTGTTACCAGCGGCTTTGTTATACAAAATAAACGCACCGTGTATTTAAGAATTGAGTAATTGAGTTACGAGTTGATATACGATGTTGTGACAGCATGGAGATTAAAGACAGAACCATATATCAAGAATCCAAAATAGACACACCTTTTGCATTGTAAGCAGCCTGAAGGAATGTATGTATCATATCACTGGTCATCACCATTCCTTCGGGGATTTGAAAAGAAAAGGGATTGTCTGGAATGGAAAGAAATTCTTGATATAACAGAAATGTTTCATAAGATTCGTATTTTTGATAATTCATAGAAATGCCTCCTTAGATTTAAAAAAGAATTGATAAGCCAATTATAACATTTAAGGAGCACATGGTAAAGGAGTAAGAAAAACCAAAACAGCATATTATAAAGTATCATGGGAAAGAATGGAGAGAATAAAATGATAGAAGCAATATTTACAGTAATGCATCTTATTGGAGTAGGGATGATTCTTTTGGTGACGTTGTTCTTTGGCATCCTTGCCTGGTCTGCCGGGGACGAAAGGAAGTGAAAAGATGGACCATAGAAGAAACCGAAGACAGATGAAGTTAGATCAAGAGCAGCACTATGATGAAATGGAAAGTCATAAAGCACCGGACAATGCCGTGAAAGCATTTAAACGTCCGGCATATCAAGAGTATAGTGTAAAACAATGTCTGAGAAAATGGGGAGTTGATTTGAGTGGGAAGATTAAGGAGAAAGGGGATTGATGCCGGTGGACAAGCAAAGACTGAAAAAGCATAAGGCTAATAAGGAGCGGTTAAAACGACTGGAAGAGAAGATACAAGATCTATGCAGTACGGAAGCAGAGGAAGTGATGGGGAAGGTCCGAGGATCAAGCAAAGACTTTCCTTACACAGAAGTTAGGACATCAGTATTAATGGCTGATCCTTATGAGCAGGAGAAGATTGATAAGCAGATTAGAAAGGCAGAAGCGGAAAGGATGCTGCTAAAAGCGGATATTGATGAGGTGGATGAGTACATAGAGGCGATAGGGGATCCAGAGATTAAGGAGATATTTGAGCTGGCATTTGTGGGAGGAAAGAAGCAGCAGGAGGTTGCAGACATCGTTGGATATAGCAGAGGAAGAATTTCACAAATAATTAGCGGATATCTGAAAGATTAACACAATTAACATTTTAGATATGTTATAATTATTCTAGAAAAGATATAATTAATTTTTGACTTTTCTTCCCAAAACACACTTATATATCGGGAAAGACATCTTGCGGATTGCGAGGTGTCTTTTTGCTTGAAAGAAATCTCTAGATAATGTAAAATAAAACTGGAGGTGGAATAATGGTGCATATAAGTGCAATTCTTTTGATAATATGTATAATTGAGTGGATAATCATTTTCTGGTTTAGAAGAAATTCAGGCAAGAAAATAGATATTGAAGAAACTGTTACATTTTTTCGTAATTTTTGGGGGAAATTTGTTTTATACGTAATAGCAACAAGTATTATCGGACTGTTCTTAGGGAGTATATATTTTGAGAAAGTTGTAGGTTTAAATGAAATAAATGCTTGGGTAGGAATTGTTTTGGGGTTAGTAGCGCTGATCATTGGTATTATATCTTTGTTTCTCAGTTTTTATAACGTAGAGCAATCGAATAAAGTTCAAAAAGAAACGGTGGACATAATGAATAAAGTAAAGACGGATATAGAAGATAAATTAACTGAGATACGGGCAGAGATGAAAAAAGGGTTCAGCGATATTACATCAGGTAGGGAGTATAGAGGCGATCAAGAAGCTCCGGAGAAGGTAGAAACAAAGAAAGACAACGCAGAATGGGAGAAGATTGATGAATAAGTATTTAAATACACTAAATGCAGGAATGTTTTTGTGTGACGAATTTAAAATGTCAGATGATGGTATTCAAGAGATTAAAGGAATCAAGAACCAACTTAAATTGGAACCAGATAATCACGTAGATTTTTCATTTGTATGTAAATTAGATTTCATCGAGTTTGAGATTCCAAAAGACGGAGGAGAACTATCTTTTCGCTTTTTCATAAGAACGCTTGGAGGAGATCCTAAATTCATCATCCCCTTTTTTGTTGCTCGAGCTGATTTGAAGAAAAATAACGAAGGTGTGATGACGCATTCACTACCAATATTTATGAAAGCTAAAAATTTTCAGTTTCCACGAAAAGGTAAATTTGCCATAGAAGTTTATAAATATTTGGGAAGAATAGATACCGATCTTGAAACTGAAAATAAAAATTTGTATCGAAAACCTGAGAATTTTATCAATGCAATAACATTTGATGTCGTTTGATAACAAGGCACCCTTTGGGGTGCTTTTCTAATGCCATGAATGGAAAGGTAGGTTCGATTCCTGCACATGGCTTAGTAGCATATCACGATAAATATTAAAAATCCGGAATGTCGTGGAAGTGCTACGATGTGATATCACAAAAGGCAGATATCCGCAGATCTGCCAAGTAAACAAGTAGACATGATCTATATTTAGTGTTTTAGTCCCCGAGTGCGGATAGGGGAGAGGATGTCAATAAAAGGCATCCTACGGGCGTATAGCTCAGTTGGTAGAGCGATGGTCTCCAAAACCATATGTCATCGGTTCGATTCCGATTGCGCCTGTTGTGGACTACTGCGACCTCCTTTCATTTGGTTACGTTGCTTGGTTTTGCTTATTATGTTATGCAGTAGTCCTAAAAGTTTAGTGCATCCAGAGATGGGTGCTTTTATTATGTTTTAGAGGTGGTGAGTCCTATGACAGAAAAACAGAAAATATTTGCAGATGAATACCTGATTGATTTAAATGCCACACGGGCTTACCGCGCGGCATATCCGTCTGTAAAGAAAGAACAAACGGCAGCACAAGCAGGAAGTAGGATGTTGAGAAATGTCAAGGTTGCCGCATATATTTCTGAGCGAATGGAAGAGAGACAGAAGAGAACAGAGGTAACACAGGATCGAGTTGTACAAGAACTTGCTGCAATTGCATTTGCAAGAGCAACAGATTATGTCGAAGTTAGGTACAATGGTGTAAACAGTACTGTTGTTATAAAACCAACTGCAGAGTTATCGGATGAACAAATATGTGCGATTGCAGGAATTAAAGAAGGGGCAAATGGAATCGAGATAAAGCTGAATGATAAGGAAAAAGCATTGGAACTCCTCGGCAGACATCTAGGTATGTGGAATGATAAGATAAACGTCGAAGGACAGGTGGAAGCCAAAAATCCGTTTGCGGATCTGACGACAGAAGAATTGAAGAAGTTGGTCGGCGATGGATAGGAAGGAACGAATTAAACAAGGGGCTTTGATAGAACTTGCAAAACGTGAGTTCTTTTTTTATTGTCAATTAAAAGCACCGGATTTTTATAAAAGCGATAGAACGTTTTTAGTAAATCTGTGTAATGGGCTTCAAGAGTTTGTGGAGTCTAACGAAGAAGTGTGTATTGTGAATATCCCTCCAAGACACGGAAAAAGCAGAACCGCAGGAAATCTTGTGGAATGGTGTCTAGGGAACGACCCAACATATAAGATTATGACTGGCTCCTACAACGAAACACTGTCTACTATGTTTTCGAAAAATGTGAGAAATAGTATACAAGAGGAAAAAGCTGATGAAAGTAAACCAGTGTTTTCGGACGTATTCCCAGGAGTAAAAATAAAGTACGGAGATGGCGCCATGAATCTGTGGAGCCTCGAGGGTGGCTATAACAACTATCTTGCGACATCGCCTACCGGAACAGCTACAGGATTTGGATGTAATTTGATGATTATAGATGACCTTATCAAGTCAGCACTTGAAGCAAATAATGCAACGGTATTGGAAAATCATTGGTCGTGGTTTACAGATACGATGTTGTCACGTTTGGAAGAGGGCGGGAAAATTATCGTAATTATGACGAGATGGCACAGTGAAGACTTAGCAGGGAGAGTGTTGGAATGGTGTCAAAACAGCAACAAAAAATACCGGCATATAAAGGACAAGGCTCTACTGGATCCTGCTAGATGCTTAATGCTCTGCCCGGAGATCCTCAGCTACGAGTCTTATAAAGATAAAACGAGCGCGATGGGAGAAGATATTGCCAGCGCTAACTACAATCAGGAGCCAATTGATCTAAAAGGACGGCTATACACAAAATTTAAGACTTACGAAGATATACCGCGGGATATTGGCGGGAATCAACTCTTTACGGAGATTAAAAATTACACCGATACAGCTGATGAAGGAAGTGACTACTTATGCAGCATTACTTATGGAGTGTACAACATGGAAGCTTATGTGCTCGATATAATCTATACTCAGGAGGCCATGGAGCACACAGAAGGAAAAGTAGCAAAAATGCTATTTGATCATAAAGTAAACATTGCTGATATTGAGTCGAATAATGGAGGGAAAGGATTTGCGAGAGCCGTAGAAAGCATTTTACAGCAACAATTCCAAACAAATAAAACATCGATTAAGTGGTTTCACCAGTCGCAGAACAAAAAAGCAAGGATTTTATCTAATGCAACTTGGGTGATGGATCATATTTACTTCCCAAAGAATTGGCGTGATAGATGGCCAGATTATTATAAAGACATGAATAAGTATCAAAGAGAAGGTAAAAATGCACACGATGATGCGCCGGATGCAACTACTGGAATCGCTGAGAAAATAAGCAAAGGTAAAATAAAGTTAAAGACCTTTAGAGGAGGAATATAAAATGAATGGGAAAAGACCATACAAATTGCCGGAACCTCTTTTATGTTCCGCTGACAAAGAAATCAATATGGCATTAGTGGGTGAATACATTCGAAAACATGAAGAACGAATGCCGAGATATAGCTATCTTGAGAATTTGTATAAGGGATTTCACGATGTCTTCCGCCTACCGGAAAAAGAAAAATGGAAGCCGGATAACCGACTGGCAGTGAATTTCCCGCGTTATATCACTGAGACTTTTTTAGGATATGCTTATGGGATTCCGATTAAGAAATCACATCCGGATGCAAATATCAAGGACGCGATTCTTGAATTTGACCGGGATAATGACATATCGGACCAGGAATATGAGCTTGCGAAGAAGTGCTGCATCTACGGACATGCTTTTGAGTATTTTTATCAGGACGAAGAGGCAAAGACAAAAACAGTAATCTGCAATCCAAAAGAACTGTTTGTTGTCTATGACGATACTGTAAAGAATCGTGCATTATTTGCTGTCAGATACGGGAAAAGGGACGATAATGTTACAAGGTATGGCGAGATACTTACAAGGACAGAAATCATCCCATTTGAGGGCGAAAAGATGCAGGAGGGTATACAGAATCCTTATGGTCGTATTAATTGCGTGGAATACCTGCTAAACGATGAGAGAATCGGCTTGTATGAAGAAGTTGCCGGCATGGTAGAAGTGTACAACAGAGTGATCGGAGAAAAAGCGAATGACGTGGACTCTTTTGCTGAAGCATATCTTGCGGTGCTCGGCGCTGAACTGGATGAAGAGGGAGTTTATAAGATTCGGGACAATCGGATTATAAACTTATATGGCACGGATAACGCGAAAGATATTATCGTACAGTTTCTTGGCAAGCCTACGGCAGATGGAACACAGGAGAATCTTTTGAATCGGCTTGAGAATTTAATCTATCAAACAAGTATGGTAGCGAATATCTCAGATGAATCGTTTGGAAATGCCTCCGGAACCTCTCTTGCGTATAAATTGCAGTCCATGAGCAATCTTGCGTTGACGTTCGACCGTAAGTTTGAAAAGTCCATGAGAAAGCGATACAAGCTATACTGCTCACTTGCAACGAATGTTCCGAATCGTGATGCATGGAAAGATATTGACTTTACAATGAGCCGAAATATCCCGAAGAATCTCCTCGAAGAAGCGCAGACAGCACAGGCTCTTGAAAGCATCGTGTCCAAGGAAACGCAGCTGCAAGTACTGTCTATTGTCAAGGACGCTACCGAAGAAATAGAGAAAATGGAGAAAGAGGACGAAAAGAAGCAAGAAACAATCGTGGATAAGCGGATGTTCGGAGGTGCGGTAGATGGACAGCAGGACGTACTGGAAGAATAGAGAAGAGGAGCAGCGGAAGAAGAATATCAAGGATGAAGCTGAATATGCGAAAGAGATCGAGAGAATCTATCTGAATATGATGGACGAAATCCAGAAAGAGATTCATGGATTTTACACACGTTATGCAAAAGCAGAGGGAATTACGATTTCGGAGGCGAAGAAGCGAGTATCTAAAATGGATATTGATGCATACAGTCGGAAGGCAGCACAATATGTTAAGGATAAGAATTTTTCGAAGGAAGCCAACGAGGAGATGAGGATTTATAATGCAGCTATGAAGATTAACCGATTGGAAATGCTGAAAGCAAATATCGGCATACATCTTGTTGGGGGATTTGATGAGCTTCAAAAGTATTTTGAGCAGATTCTGACAGACAAAACACTCGAAGAATTTGAACGACAGGCAGGAATCCTCGGAAAGACTATTCAGAACAACGCGAAGATGGCGCATTCGATTGTGAATGCTTCTTTCCACAATGCGAAATATTCGGACCGCATTTGGATGTATCAGGACATGTTGAAAGCTGAATTGTCCAAACTGTTGCAGACTGGTTTGATACAGGGCAAGAATCCAAGAGTACTAGCAAGGCATCTTGAGAGGCGGTTTGGAGTGAGTTTGGCTAACGCAGAACGATTGATGGCAACAGAACTGTCAAGGGTGCAGGCAGAAGCGCAGAAGCAGTCCTATATCCGCAATGGATTTGATGAGTATGAGTTTATCGCAGAGCCTACCGCTTGCCCGATCTGTCGGGCTTTAGACGGAAAACATTTTAAGGTATCGAAAATGATGCCCGGAGAAAATGCACATCCAATGCATCCGCGCTGTCGGTGCAGTACAGCAGCATATATGGACGATAAAGAGTATCGAGAGTGGCTGGATGGGTATTCTAAGCATGGGATGAACTTTGAGGAATGGAAGAAAAATGGAAAATCTGTTGCAAATGATCCTGCCTCTGGTATAATGAGATTACCAAGATACAAGGATGCTGTTATTCCTAAAGCCAAATTTACACAGTATGCACTAAATCCTGATAAAGATCCGAATAAAGCAAAGGCTTTTGAAAAAGCTCTCGGCTACACTATGGATAATGCGGATGATTTAATTGAGCAGATAAATAAGAATCTTCCGAATTATGAAGCTGTAGAAAAAGGAAATCGAGGATGGGGAATGACATATGAGGTCGTTATGAATATCGTAGGTCCAAACGGAAAGACGGCGAAAGTATTAACAGCTTGGATTGACGATAAAAATAGCGGCGAAATGAGATTGACAACAGTCCATGTCGATGATTAAGGAGACGAAGATTATGATTGAGCTTTACGAAAAATATAAGTTAAAAGATGGGCGAACTGGGACGGTAGTGGAAGTCTTGGGGAATGGAGAAGCTTGCATCTTTGAAATTGACAAAAAAGGAATTGAAGATCGGGTTGTAACTGTAACTCGGGAAGAAATAAGCGAAAAAGTATCATAG